GTAGAGGTCGTCGTTGAGTCCGTGCTGTCCGGCAGCGTTGTCTCCCCACGCGTACATACTTCCGTCGACTGTTAGAGCGACGTCGTGCTTGTGACCAGAGGCGATAGCTGACCAGCTGCTAGAGCCGATCTGGACCGGAGACGACCTAGCGTTCCCGTCGTTCCAGGCGTTTCCTGCGCTGTTGTAGCCCCAGGCGAAGAGTTGACCGGCCGTAGATATGGCGTAGGCCCTGTATTCTGCAGCTGAGACCGTCGTGAAGCTGCTTCCAGTCATGATCTGCGCCGGCGTTAGTGACCCCACCGTGCTGTTCTTGCCGAGCTGACCGTTGACGTTTCCACCCCACGACCAGAGGGTGCCGTCAGCCTTAACGCCGACAGCAAAGTCTGACCCTGAAGATATTACTCTCCACGATGTGCTCGGGACGAGAGTCGGACTGTAGTATGTCGTCGTCACTCCTAGACCTGTTACACCAGACGTGCCTCCACCCCACGACCAAGCCTCGTTGTTCAGAGAGTCTATGACCGTGGCTCCGAAATTGCCACCGCCTGCAACGTAGGGTGCGCTTGCTAAAGTGAAGCTTCTCTGCTTGGTCACTAGCTGAGGTGCGGTGTAGTTAGTGACGTCTCCGACCCCGAGGCCTAGACCGCCGCCGGTATAGTTGTAGCCCCAGGCCCAGAGCTTTCCAGAGGTGTCGATACCGTAGTCGAAGTTATACCCTCCGGCGACCGCGCTCCAGCTTCCGTTTGTCGGCCCTGCCGTTACTTGAGTAGGAGATGACCTATCGACGTTGTTAGCTAGACCAAGTCCAAGGTTTCCCCAGTAGTTTGAGCCCCACGACCATAGGGTCTTGTTCGTCTTGATCGCGAACGAGTGAGCGAGAAGGGCGACACCGCCACCTGCTGCTACGCTCTCCCAGTCGGTGTCGGTGCCGATCTGAACTGGAGAGACCCTGTTTGCGTCGTTGATGGCGAAGTCAGTTCCGTTGCCTTGCCAGTACGCCTCGCCAAGACTGTTGACCCCAACGATCAGAGCGTCGTTCGTAGATGACGTCTGCTGACCCTCGACCGAGACGCTTGTCCAGTTTGTAGCGGATCCGATCTGAACTGGTGCAGACCTATTAGTAAGAACGGCTGTGTCTCCAAGGAACCCTAGAGGCAGGTAGTCGTAGTTCCTTCCCCAGCCCCAGAGCTTTCCGTCGGTCGTTACACCCGCAGCAAACACTGGGCCAGCGCTAGCTTTTGACAAACTAACCACAGTCCAACTACTGCTTCCTACCTGCGTCGGACTACTTCTGTCGACTATATCACCTAACCCGAGTTGTCCCTGTGTGTTGTTTCCCCAGGACCAGAGCTTACCGTCGCTGGTTATTCCCATAGACGCGTAGTAACCCGTGTCGATCGTTGACCACGTCTTCGAGGAGTCTACCAAGACGGCGCGTGACCTGCTGATCGTAGTGCCAGCGCCAAGCTGACCGAAGTCATTGAGTCCTAGACCATAAAGCTTATTATTAGCAACTACCGCTCCATGTACAGTGCCCATAGCTACAGAGTTAATTGTTCCAGGTGGAGAGTGACCTACTATCTTCCACACTGTAGTATTAGCTAGAGGAGAGTCAACAAGAGCCAGAGAGTATAATACGTTCTCTCCTGTTCCGATGATAGTATCGTCTGGAGATATGATGTAAGTAGAACCACCAGAGAAAGAAGTTATGAGCTTCGGTGTTCCTGCAGTCGTGTACACGGCAACCGGCGAGCTGGTAGTAGCCGTAGTTCCATTTCCAGCCCTACCGGCGTTCTGGCCAAAGTGATATACTGTTGCAGTTCCGGCGCTCTCAGTCATCGCCAGCGTGTAGTCAACTCCACCTTCCACCTTTGTCCATGTTGTAGCCGCTCCAACTTGAATTGGTGACGACCTGTTGATGGTGGATGAGTTTCCGAGAGCTCCTAGGCCGTTGCTTCCCCAGGTCCATAGCGATCCGGCAGAGGTTATTCCCGCGGAGTGGTCGCTGCCGGCTGATATCGCGGTCCAGCTAGTAGTCGTTCCTATCGCGACTGGAGATGATCTAGCAGCAGTAACTCCTAAGCTAGCTCCAAGCTGGCCGTAGTTGTTTATTCCCCAAGCCCAGAGCTTGTTGTTAATGGTTCTAGCGAGAGCGTGAAAGTTTCCGACAGAGACGACGTTAAAGCTAGAGGTAGAGGCGAGCTGTACGGGAGAGCTCCTGTCGATAGCCGCGTTGTTTCCTAATGATCCCTGACCGCCACTTCCCCAGCAGAACACCTGTCCGTTGATGTTAATCGCGGCCATGAAGTAAGTACCGGTCGACACCATCGACCAGCTGCTGGTGCCGATCTGAGTCGGAGAGCTCCTGTTCTTAGTATCACCCGTCCCAAGTTGTCCCTGCGCGTTGTATCCCCACGTCCACAGCGAGCCGTCAGACTTGATTGCTGCAAACGAGTTGCTCTTACCGGAGATCATGGTCCAAGAGCCAGTAGAGCTGACTAAGACAGGCGAGCTTCTGTCAAACGTATCATTTGTTCCAAGAATACCGGGAGCTAAACCGGAATAAGTGTTACCTCCCCATGCCCACAATCTGTACTGTTTGTCGATAAGTATTGTACTTTGGAATATTCCTGCTGCAGAAAGAGCTCCATCGAACGGCTGGAAAGCAACTGCTACAGGAGAAGACCTAACGAGTACGAAGCCGTCGTTGGCGGCCTGCATCAGACCAGTTCCCCAGACGTATGCATAGTTGTCAGAAGTTGACGCTATAACTGCTGCAGATCCGGCAGAGACCTTTGACCATGTCGTAAGAGCGCCGACCTGTGTAGGTGAAGAGCGACTGGTTGCAGCGCTGATGCCTAGCTGCCCGCCAGTTCCTAGACCCCACGCCCAGAGAGTACCACCTACTTTAAGCGCTACAGTGAAGTTTGCTCCGGCGTCGACTGACGTCCAGCTGCTGGTGCCTATCTGTACCGGAGACGACCTCGTGACGACGTCGTTAGTTCCGAGCTGTCCGCTAGAGTTTACTCCCCAAGCCCAGAGAGATCCGTCTGACTTGAGACCGACGGTGTGCTGGTTGTCGGTCTTTATCATCGTCCAGCTGGAGTTATCAAACTTATCGAGAGAGGTCCTTCTTCCTGACTTAACATTGATACCAAGCTCACCACTAGCGTTTCCACCCCAAGCCCACAGGGTGCCGTCTGACTTCACTCCGAGCGAGTGGTTGAAAGCGGTGGAGAAGCTCTTCCAAGACGTGCCGGACAGCACCTGAACGGGATAGGACTGAGTGGTGTTGTTGTTGATTCCTAGCTTGCCGGTAGTGTTAACACCCCAACCGTACAGAGGGTACGGGGTCACGACCACTGGGCTAGAGGTCGCTGCTGGCGCTAGAAGACTCTGAAAGATAAGCATCTGCTGACAATCATTCCGGTTTAGAAGGCCACTCGACGTTCTGGATATTTATTACGTCGTTTGTGGCGTACTGCTCCGGTAGATCCCTCAGGGCCTGCCTGTAGTCTGCCCAGGCCTGGTTCTGCTCCGGAGTGGACCTGGCTACTACGTCTGCCAGCTGGGTGAAGTCTGTCTCGGCTAGCTTCTCGTTCCTCACCTCTCTAAGAAAGCGCAGGAACGCCGGCTTTGCCTCCTCGATGGAGGGCGCGACCTTCTCATGAATGACGGTCGTCTCTCTGACGACGTCGTCGGCCGAGTCGTAGGAGTAGTCGTAGGTGGCGTAGTGAGTCGCCGCGTCGAAGCTTACGTCTTGCTTCTGTATCCTGTACCAGCCGTAGTCGACTAGCTCCTCGTCGCTGAGCTTGTCGAGGCCGCTCACGTTTCTCCACGCGGTAGGGACAACGTCGTACAGCCTCTGGATCTGGTCGTTCTCAACGTGTGCGTAGTTTGGCATCTTCAGTATTCCTTACGAGCTGTTGATCATCGAGGCGAGGCCGCGCCAGGTAGTGCCACCGTCGTCGGTAATGAACGTTAGTACGTCGACCCCGCTGGCGGTCAGAGTAGGAGCCGTAGCCGAGGGCCACTTGGTTGCAGCCGGCCAAGTCATCGTGTATGCTCCACCGTTGGTCAGCTCTAGCACGAAGCCGTAGGCCCTGGAGGCGGGAACGTTATCAAAAGTCCAGGTGATGTTGCCCGCCGCGGTCTTAGTGAAGTAGTTACCAGCAGAGCAGTCGACGCTGTTTGCAGAGACTGTCACTATGTTGAGGGCGTAGTTTCCACTGAGGTCTAGCTCTGCGGTAGCCGCGGTGCCGAGACCTAGCTTTCCAGAGATAAAGACCGTGTTGGTAGTCTTGTTGAAGGTGAAGCCTGCCGACGCGCCGGTAGTAGTCCCACCGTCGTTGAACTGCACCTGTGTGTCTGCGCCGGCCGCGGTAGCGACTCCAGCTGATCCGGTGTAACCCACACCCGCGGAGCCGGTGTATCCCAGAGGGCCGAGAGCTCCTTGCGAGCCGGTGTAGCCGATCGATCCAACCGATCCAGTGTAGCCTATGCTACCCTGAGTACCCTGTGAGCCGGTATACCCGATGTCGCCCTTAGAGCCGGTGTAACCGATAACACCCTGCGATCCTACGGATCCAGTGTAACCAACGTTGCCCTGACTTCCGGTGTAGCCAACGTCTCCTTGAGTTCCTGCAGAACCGGTGTAGCCGATGGCGCCTTGGGTTCCAGCAGATCCGGTATACCCAGTCGTACCTTGGTCACCCTTGGAGCCGGTGTAACCGATGCTGCCAGCGTCTCCCTGCGATCCTGTATAGCCGGTAGCACCTGCCGCTCCAGAACTTCCAGCGGAGCCAGTGTAGCCGATGTCACCCTTAGAGCCCGTGAAGCCTAGGTCACCCTGAGACCCCTGCGATCCTGTGTAGCCTAGGTTGCCCTGAGCTCCGACAGATCCTGTGTATCCAGTTACGCCTTGGTCACCTTGACTTCCGGTGTAGCCGGTGGTTCCCTGAGTTCCCTGCGATCCGGTGTAGCCGATAGATCCGATAGATCCAGTGTAACCCGTGTCGCCCTTGCTGCCAGTATATCCAAGTCCGCCGGCAGAACCGGTGTAGCCAGCGTCGCCCTTGTCGCCGGTCCTAGCGAAGGTGACGATGATGTCAAGGCCGTTAGAGAAAGAGTAAGCTCCGGTCAGCCACGCGATCGGAACGGAGAAGTAGTTAGTGTTGTGTGTATGAGTGCCAGTTATCGAGAACTGAGCGAAGTTGGCGGTGTTCGCTTTCTCGGTTATCGTGAAGTGACCCTTGATCGAGGAGGTCGAGTCGTCGATCGTCTGCAGGTAGTTGTACACTGAGACTGCCAGGTCGTCGTTCTCGTTGATGTAGAGAGACGACGCCAGCGCGGTGTTGGCGTTGCTGAGGCGGATCTTTCCGGTGCCGGGGTCTGAGTCGGCGGTGGACGTGTCGAACGTGTAGTCGAACGCCGCTCCACCAAACGTTCCTGGCTCACCCTTGCTTCCGGTGTATCCGGTAGAACCGATCGAGCCGGTGTAACCTAGGTCACCCTTGGATCCACTGTATCCTAGGTCTCCCTGCGAGCCTGTGTAACCTATGTCACCCTTGCTTCCAGCGTAGCCGGTAGACCCTGCGTCACCCTTAGAGCCCGTGTAGCCTATGTTGCCCTGAGCGCCCTGCGAGCCGACGTAGCCGGTAGCTCCCTGGTCTCCCTGCGAGCCGGTGTAACCTCTGACGCCCTGGTCTCCCTGAGATCCAGTGTAGCCGATGTTACCTTGATCGCCTTTAGATCCGGTGTAGCCGATGAATCCTTGGTCACCCTTAGATCCGGTGTAGCCAATTGCTCCGACGTCGCCCTGACTTCCAGTGTATCCAGTCAGACCCGTAGATCCCTGCGACCCCGTGTAGCCCTGGTCTCCCTGCAGTCCCTTCGAGCCAGTGTAGCCCTGCGAGCCTACGAAGCCAACGTCGCCCTGCAGTCCCTGACTTCCGGTGTAGCCGACGTTTCCTTGATCACCCTTGCTTCCGGTGTATCCAGTCGCGCCCTGGTCTCCCTGCGAGCCTGTGAAGCCGATCGATCCAGTGTAGCCTCTGATTCCCCTGTCACCGGCGACCACGATAGTCCAGTCAGCGGCGAAGCCGTTGCCCGAGGTGTAGTCTACGTTGAGAACTAGAGTCGTGCCACTGTAGGAGTCAATCACACCCTCGTTGAAGAGGGTCGGATCGTAGAGGTAGATCGCCCTGACTCTCTGACCGACCGCGAACGCGTTGTCACCGTAGGACTGGCTGACGTAGAACGTCTTCATTCCAGTTCCGGTAGCGTTGACGCTGGTGGTAGAGGTTAGACCGGCGTAGCCGAAGCCGCGCGAGCCGGTATAACCCGTCGTACCAAACGAGCCGGTGTAACCGGTCAGACCGAACGAGCCGGTGTAACCTATGTCGCCCTTGCTGCCAGTGTATCCGGTGCTTCCGGTGTCTCCCTTAGAGCCTACGTAGCCTACGTCGCCCTGAGAGCCGGTGAATCCGATTACGCCCTGAGAGCCGGTGTAGCCTTTAGATCCTACGTAGCCAACTTCTCCTTGACTGCCGGTGTAGCCAATGTCTCCTTGAGACCCAGAGTATCCTTGTGAGCCAACGTATCCAGTAGTTCCTTGCGAGCCAGTGTAGCCGATGTTGCCCTGGTCACCCTGAGAGCCTACGAATCCAGTTACGCCCTGTACGCCTTGGCTTCCAGTGTAGCCGATTAAACCTTGGTCACCTTGGCTGCCGGTGTAGCCTTGCGAGCCGATGAACCCGGTGTCACCTTGTACGCCTTGGCTTCCGGTGTAGCCGATCGGACCCTGCGATCCAGTGAAGCCTAGGTCACCCTGTAGCCCCTGCGAACCGACGTATCCAGTTGCGCCGGTGTCTCCCTTGGAGCCGGTGAACCCAATTACGCCTTGGTCACCTTGTGATCCAGCGAATCCAGTCACGCCGCGAGAGCCGGTGTAACCTATCTCGCCCTGTGATCCAGTGTAGCCCAACTCACCTTGTACGCCTTGACTTCCTACGAAGCCAGTAGTTCCCTGCGAGCCCGTGAATCCTTGAGACCCGGTGTACCCAATGAGGCCTTGACTTCCCGTAAAGCCTAGGTCGCCCTGCGATCCAGCGTAGCCCTGCGAGCCGGTAAAGCCGATGATGCCCTGGCTTCCAGTGTAGCCAATAATACCCTGTGAGCCGGTGAATCCCTGAGACCCAGTGTAGCCGATGTTACCCTGCGAGCCGGTGAACCCCGCGCCGGCCGATCCGGTGTAGCCGAGAGAGCCGGTGTAACCCTTGGGTCCGTAAGCGTAGAGGGCGGCCGAGAACCAAGTTCCAGCTACCTCAAGATTCTGACTAGTGGAGTTTCCTGTATAAGCGGTGAACTCGATGTAGTCAGTGCTACCGTTGAAGTAGACGACGTCAGTCAGAGCTTGTGAGTACGCGGTATTAGTCTCAAGCTGCTTCATGGCGATCGCTAGCTGAGTAGTACCGTTCTTCTTGAACTGAATGTTACACTGGTTGTTTGAGACCGAGGCCGACGACCAGATTACTGCTAGGTCAATGATATAGTAACCGGCGACGTCCGGTTGAAATCTGTGAGTAGAAGCGTTCAGCCAGTTCTTTGGGTCGTAGTCGTCTATGAACGCTATAACGGTGTCTGAATTGTTTGTGAGGGTCTGTGTACCTGAGAGCTTGCCGCGAACTACATAATCACCCGCAGTGAGCTGGCCGCCGTCGGCACCCTTGGAACCAGTGTAGCCTATGTCACCTTTAGAGCCGGTGTATCCAGTCGGACCAGCTACAGTAGATGCCGATCCGGTGTAGCCTGTGTTACCTAGGCTTCCAGTGTAGCCTATGACGCCCTGATCACCCTTAGATCCGGTGTAGCCGATGACGCCTTGCGAGCCAGTGTATCCAATTACTCCTTGGTCGCCCTTCGAACCGGTGTAGCCGATGACACCCTGCGAGCCGCTGTAGCCGATGACGCCTTGCGAGCCAGTATAGCCTTGAGATCCGATGTAGCCGACGTCTCCCTGGCTACCCGTGAAGCCGATGTCGCCCTTAGATCCAGAGTAGCCGATGTCGCCCTGCGATCCAGAGTATCCGGTAGTACCTTGTGACCCGGTCCAACCGATGTCGCCCTTAGAGCCGGTGTATCCCTGACTTCCGACGTATCCAGTGTCACCCTGTGATCCACTGTAGCCGATGACGCCCTGAGACCCAGTGTATCCGACTACGGTAGAGGCTGAACCGGTAAAGCCGATGACGCCCTGTGATCCAGAGTAGCCGGTGGATCCAGTGAAGCCGACGTCGCCCTTTGATCCTACGAAGCCTACGTCTCCCTGTGATCCAGTGTATCCGACTCCCTGCGACCCAGTGTATCCCAGCGCTCCCTGAGATCCTGTGTACCCAACGAACGGAATCGGAGAAGACCAGTCACCGGACGTGTTGCTGTTCTTGATGTACAGGTCACCGGTGTCTGTAGCTAGGTAAGAGAATCCAGTAGCCTCTCCGTCGTAAGCACTCTTACCAGAGAGAAGACCGCTAGCGCTGACAGAGAAAGCCGGACCGGTGTCACCTTTGGAGCCAGTGTAGCCGACACCTTCCGATCCAGTGTATCCAGCGTCACCCTTGGAGCCGGTCCAACCAATGTCGCCCTTTGATCCAGTGAAGCCGACGTCGCCCTGTGATCCCGTGAATCCCTTAGATCCAGTGAAGCCGACGTCGCCCTGTGATCCGACGTAGCCGGTATCTCCTTGAGAGCCACTGTATCCGGCGTCTCCCTTAGATCCAGTAAATCCGGTGTCTCCTTGAGAGCCGGTCCAGCCGATGTCGCCCTTAGAGCCGGTGTATCCCTGCGATCCAGTAAAACCTGTTACGCCTTGACTGCCGGCAAATCCGGTTTCACCTTGAGATCCACTGTAGCCGATGACTCCTTGACTACCGGTAAATCCGCTGTCGCCTTGCGACCCAGTCCAGCCTATGTCGCCTTTCGATCCGGTCCAACCGATGTCGCCTTTCGATCCGGAGTAGCCCTGTGAGCCAACGTAGCCAGTGTCACCCTGCGATCCTGTGTATCCAATTACTCCTTGGTCACCCTTGGATCCAGTAAACCCAACGTCGCCCTGAGAGCCTGCGTAACCAGTGTCACCCTGTGATCCGACGTAACCAAGTGAGCCGGTGTAGCCTAGGTCACCTTGGCTTCCTACGAATCCAGTTTCTCCTTGAGAACCAGTGTAGCCTATGTCGCCTTGACTTCCACTGTAGCCAAGCTCTCCCTGGATTCCTTGACTTCCTACGAAGCCGGTATTGCCTTGAACGCCTTGGCTGCCGGTGTAGCCAGCGTCACCCTGTGATCCAGTGAAACCTTGATCACCTTGGCTTCCAGTGTAGCCAATTATACCTTGACTTCCAGTGAAGCCTATGACACCTTGAGATCCCGTGAACCCTTGAGAGCCAACGTACCCGACGTCACCCTGTGAACCAGTATATCCGATAACGCCCTGCGAACCGCTGTAGCCGATGTTACCCTGCAGGCCAAAAGATCCAGTGTAACCAGTTACGCCCTGCGACCCACTGTATCCGATGTTGCCTTGTGAGCCGGTGTAGCCAGTAGCGCCTTGGTCTCCCTGAAGTCCCTTAGAACCGGTGTATCCAATGTCGCCTTTCGAGCCGGTGTAGCCAATGTTACCTAGGTTACCCTGACTTCCGGTATATCCTAGATCACCCTTTGAGCCAGTAAAGCCGATGTTGCCTTGACTGCCGCTGTAACCTTGAGAACCGGTGTAACCTATTACACCTTGAACTCCTTGCGAGCCGGTGAAGCCGATGATGCCTTGACTGCCGCTGTAACCTTGAGAACCGGTGTAACCTATCGGACCCTGGCTGCCGGCGTATCCTTGAGAACCTGAGTATCCTTGGTCTCCTTTGGATCCGACGTAGCCAATGTCGCCCTTGCTGCCGGTAAATCCTTGAGATCCGACGTATCCAGTAGTTCCCTGCGATCCCGTGAATCCGATGTTACCTTGAGATCCGGTGAAGCCTTGATCGCCCCGTGATCCAGCGTAGCCCTGCGAGCCGGTGAAGCCCTGCGATCCAGTATATCCTTGGCTGCCAGTGTATCCTAGATCTCCCTTCGATCCTACGAAGCCGGTGTCACCACGAGATCCAGTGTAACCAGTAGGTCCTAGGTCACCCGTCCTAGCGAACGTGGCGGTCAGCGCGGTGCCGTCTGCGAACTGGGTAGTCCTGCCAGATACGTAGTTGACTGATATATCGTAGTGATCTTCGTGAAGCGTCGCGGCCGCGTCTATGAAGTACAGGACGTAGCTCGACAGGTTGTTCTTGTCGGAGAGCTTTATCTGACCTTTGATATTCGAGGTAGAGTCGCCAATCGAGGTTAGGAACGCCGATATGTCGGTGTTGTCTGAGTCGTATGAGTCGACCGCCATCACGGAAGCGCCGGTCAGGTCAGCGTTGTTGAGGGTGATTATTCCGTTCGAGAGGGGGCCGGGATGAGTGACGGCGGTGTCGAACTCAAAGTTGAAGGTGGCGCCGCCGAACTCACCGGGGTCACCTTTGCTTCCTACGTAGCCAGTATCACCCTGAGAACCAGTGTAACCGATGGAACCGGTGTAGCCAATTGAACCAGTATATCCTACAGATCCAGTGTAACCGATAGAACCAGTGTAGCCGATGGCTCCGATCTCGACGACCGACTGGGTACCAGACCTGTCAATCTTGATGAAGAGCTTGCCGTCGTAGGTGTTGAGGGCTAGTTCGCCCAGCTCTAGACTGCCCGTGGTGGGTACCTTGCCGGGCACGGCGCTGCGCTTTATCTGGATCTTATTGGCCATCTGGCGTCCCTAGTGTGCTATAGAGCTGGGATAAATATCTCGTGAGTATTTATAAGCAGTGTGTTACTGAGATGGAAGGGTGAGCTTCAATATGAGTGATAAAGTTACGGTCGCTATAATCGATACCATCGGTCTCGTCTACGATGGAGATACCCTTAAGAAGAGAGGCCTAGGTGGGTCAGAGTCAGCGGTGATTCTGATGTCCAAGGAGCTCGTTCGACTCGGGTTCGACGTGACCGTCTTTAACTCCTGCGAGGATGACGACTCGAAGCCGGGTACGTACGATGGGGTCACCTACCGTCCGGTCCGGGAGGTTACTCAGTACACCACGTTCGACGTGGTCATATCTATGAGGACAGTCGTACCGTTCGTTCCGGAGTACATGTACGAGGCCTACCGCCACATCGCCGGGTTCAGGTTCGAGCCATCCCTCTTCGAGCAGATCAGAAAGAACGCTAGGTTCAAGGCGCTCTGGATGCACGACACTTTCTGTCAGGGTGACCTCAACGTCGAGGAGCTCGTGGTCAGCGGCTACATCGACGAGCTCTTCACCCTCTCAGACTTCCACACCAGCTACATCGGAAACTCGGACCACGGCAAGCGCCGCAACTTCGAGGTCCTGAAGAACAAGATGTTCATGACCCGCAACGGAGTCGTTCCGTACTTTGACTACGTCGACGTCAGTAAGAAAGACAAGAACCTCTTCGTCTACAACGCCTCTGTCACCAAGGGCATGATCCCTCTGATAGACAGAGTGTGGCCGAAGGTCAAGGAGCGGATCCCGGACGCCAGGCTGAAGGTGATCGGTGGGTACTACAGGTTCAGGTCGGACGCTCCTCCGGACGCTCAGGAGGAGACCTGGCGGAAGCTGATCGAGGAGAAGCGCTACAAGAAGCAGGGCATCGAGTTCACCGGCGTCATCACTCAGAGACAGATAGCCGAGATCCTCTGCGAGGCCTCGATGTTTCTGTTTCCGGGAGCCTTCCCAGAGACGTTCGGAATCTCTAGCCTCGAGTCCCTCACCTACAACACTCCGCTGGTGGCCACTCGCTTCGGTGCTCTGGAGGAGACGGCAGTCGACCAGGCCTGCTACCTCATAGACTACGCCATCGAGCCAAACGGTCTGTTCCCGAACATTAATTCGGAAGAGCAGGTGAACAAATTTGTTGACAAGGTTGTAGAAGCGTACTATAATACTTATCTACACCAACAAAAGATGAACTACTGTTCTGTCATCAAGGACGTTAACGGATGGGATACTGTAGCCATCCAGTGGAAGCAGCACCTGTACAGGAAGCTTGGTCTGTATCTGTCGGTGGATGACTACCGTAGAGCGTCGTACATCAACGACAAGGTGCACCGGGTGTTCGGTCGCAGGTTCAGCAACCGAGAGGAGTGGAACACGTACCGCTCTCCGGTCACTAACCACATAGCCGTCATCAGCACCTTATACAACGCTCAAGACTACGTGGCAAGGTGCATCGAGTCGGTGGCATGCCAGGACTACGAGAACTACACTCACTTCGTCGTTAACGACTGCTCGACTGACGACAGCGAGAGAGTCATAGCCGAGACGCTTCAGTTGCTTCCTCCAGACAGGATGCAGAAGGTGATGGTGATCAACCGCAGGGAGAACAGGGGCGCCCCGTTCAATCAGGTCGAGGTGATCAGGAAGTACGTTCACGACGACTCCATAGTCATGCTGCTAGACGGCGACGACAGTCTGGTCAACGACAACAACGTCCTCAACTTCTACAACAACCTGTACAACGGTCCGGACGGCGCTGAGTTCACCTACGGCAGCTGCTGGTCGATGGTCGACAACATCCCTCTAATAGCTCAGGACTACCCGCCTGAAGTAAAGGCTAGGAGGGACTACAGGAACTACCACTTTAACTGGATTATGCCGTACACTCACCTGAGGACTTTCAGGCGCGCCCTCATCAACCACGTTACTGACGACGCCTTCAAGGACGAGAGCGGCGAGTGGTTCAGGGCTGGAGGCGACGGCGCGCTGTTCTACGCCATGATAGAGAACGCCGACCCAGACCGTGTGAAGGCCGTCAAGGAGATAGTCTATAACTATAATGACGCCAGCCCGCTGAACGACTACAAGGTCAACGGCGAGGAGCAGAACAAGACGGCCAAGAAGATTCTCTCGAAGCGGACCGTGTCTACGGTCTTCGAGACACCGGAGAAAAAAAAAGTGAACAGTAAGAAGATACTCATCGCCATACCGACCGCTAAGAACATCGAGCCGGCCACGTTCAAGTCTATCTACGACCTGACTATCCCGGAGGGTTACAGGGCAGACTTCCAGTACTTCTACGGATACAACATCGACCAGGTGAGAAACCTGATAGCCAGCTGGGTAGTGAACGGATACGACTACCTGTTCGCCGTCGACTACGATGTAGAGTTCGCGTCAGACACCTTAGAGAAGATGCTTGCCCACGACGTCGACCTGGTTTCCGGACTCTACATACAGAGGAAGCATAACCAGCACACGCTCGAGCTGTACAGGATGAACGATCGAGGCGGCATGAGCAACGTACCACTAGAGGACATCGACGGTCAGGG